CCAGCATAAGACGAGGCAAATGATACTGAACCGTTTGAACTTGCGGTGACGGTTTGCACTCCATCAACAACACCTGTTCCGGCAACAGTAATCTGCAAACCAACCGTATAGACAGGCGTATTGGGCGTGGCATACGTTAAAGTTGCCGTTGAACCATTTCCGGTAATGGTTAAAATAGTCGGTGTTTGACTAAAACTGACTTGTTCTAGATCCACCGTCCAAAGATTAACGCCGCGGTTTGACCATGTAGAAAGCAACATATTGCTGGCCATTCTGGCCACTTCCATGTGCTCTTGCGCTATTGCTGTGTTTCTGATTTCACAAAGATTGTAAGCATACAGAACCAATTCGCCAAGCGACGGATCAAAATTATAAGTGCCGCTAGTCGTCATTTATAACCCCTTACGACATAGCCTCTTGACCAATAATAGATGCACCAACACTTGACTGACCGGAGGTGGTAGCTGTCGTGATTGCAACTGTCAAAATATCAGGTTGGTTGCCTTGTACTGTCGTGTACAATGGGAAGAACTGGGTCAAATCAAAATTTTGCAAACCGCCTGATGGGAGAGGAGTGTTGTACACAACTTCGCCGCCAGTAAGGGCCGTTGCCGACACATCACGTTCCACAAAGCTATTTAACGACCCAAGTGAATACATGGTATTGAACGATGCACCTGTAAGTGAAATAGGAGAATAAAATGTAGATGCAATCAATTCCAATGTGCAGTTGGCAGACGAGTAAATATTCAATGTCTGCGGCAAAATTTGACCACGATCAATTTCACCAATAATGTAATTGCCGCCTGATGATGGAGGCGTAATCATTGGGGTATTGTTGGTTACGTTGTCCACAACTGTAAGCGAATTTGTTGTATTAGCGGTAATGCGGCCAATAGCACCCTGACCAAAAGCATAAACTGGTGTACCTGTTACCGAACCAGTTGTAATGGTAGATGCAGTATAGGTAAACGTATTTGCGCCTGTAACCGTGATTTGAAACGTTCCATTGACCGTCGTGTTACCCGTGGCTCCAGAAATCGTCAAATAGCGACCTGTGGTAAGGTAATTTGGGTTAGCCGTTGTTGTAACAGTTGCAGTTGTGCCTGAAACAGTAATGCTTGTGATAGCAGCCGTTGTACCACGACAGAACACATATTTGCCAACCCACTGCCCCGCAGTCCAAGTAGCGGAAGAAGCGGTAATTACCGTATTTGTTGCACTTTGGGTTACACCTGTAATAGCAGCGCCGCCAGTAGGAAGCGTACCATTGGTTCCAGAATAAGCCGAATCAACGCCATATTCCAACGTACCCATTGCGCGGTAGCGGATGGAAAGAAGCGGATAGCGAACAGTGTTGGTAGCAACAGTACGGGATGGGGTATTAGCCGCCATGCCGTAGCCGTAGGTAAAGCCGCGTTGAGCATCAATCTTGCCTTTAGCAAGAACCGACACACCATAATGGTACATTGAACCAGCAGTAGACGTGCCTACGTTACGCAATTCATAACGGACAGGAATGTTACCTGTACGAGACCAAGGTGTTACTTGGCTAATTTTATTACCAATACCTTGCTGATGAAGAATGTATGGTTCGCCACCGACAACAACACCCCAACGAAGTAAACCAGCACCATACCAAGCAAATTCAATCCAAATCATTTGGATTAAAGACCAATTAATTGTAGATTTAATACCTTGCGGGTCTGACCAGTTTTCATAAGAAATACGGGTATCAACTGGGCCACCTGTTCCAACATCAGAACGGTAAACTACGCCCATGCCTGATGGATTGGTAACAGTTGGATCACCTTGTTCAAAAAAAATACCGTTGCCATCATCAAAGAAACCAACGCGCTGACGTTGATTGATATATGCCGCACCAAATTGAAAACCAGACGACATATAAATAGTCTTACCCGGCTGATAACGGATGTATGGCCGCGTTTGGCGAATAGCAATGTCACCTGATGCCGATGTAACCGACATTAAAACGCCGCCAGAAGACGAAACCTGCTGGATTGTAGCGCCGCCAACAATATAGTTTTCCCAACGCATTGGTTGCAAACCATATTCAAAGTCAGCTTCAAACAGATTTTGTGCTTCAGATACTTCTAGCTTACCAAGATTATCACGCAACCGTGCAGGCGCGGAGGTAATGATGGACTGATCTGCGGTAAGAACTGGCTCTAAACTCAATCCAGACATAATTAACTCCGATTAGTAAGGTGCAACGCCAAATTGAGTAAATACGGTGCTAACCGACCCAGTTCCTGCTGTAATTGTTACTTTAGCATAGGTTGGGGAATACTGATAGCTTGATTGAATGGTCGTGCTTGCATTAACGCCAGCCGTATCATTGGTATTAAGCCAAGCAACAGAATATGGATTAACCGGATTTGTCGGGCTGCTAGGGTCTTGCAGCGTTTGCTGAATTGAATACGTCACCGTACCAGAAACAGTCGCTTGAATAGCCGTTTGCGATAAAGCATAATCATCAAATCGTACCCAAGACGACGATGCTACGTTGTTTGTTCCAACCGTAATCGCCGCAGCAGCATTACTTGCAAGCGCAATAGACGTTACAGTTTTAAAATCCAAATTGGTATAAAATGCAGTAGCATTTAATCCTGAAATAACTTCAGTTTGAGGCATATTGCTGGCATTTGTGCCAACAATCGTAAACGTATTGGCTGACTCGTTACCCGTTGGCGTAATAAGTACCCGACGAGCCGTATCAAGCGTTGCAACGCCGCCAGAAGCTAACGCGCCGTTGATTGTAAAACCCGCAGCAGCCGTTGGGGTCTGCGTAAGGCAAATATTGTTAGCCGATGCTGTTGCTAAAGGACCAACTGTTACGGTTACAGGACGCATATTACTTACCCTTCTTCCTTGCCGCCGCAGCGTTATCAATTAAATTCGGCCAAGGTCTACCCGCAGCCCTCGCACTAGCTTTAGCACTTTGCAGCTTTTTATGCGACAAATGCTTTGTGTGATGGTCTTTGGGCAGTTTAGTTTCCCAAAATGGTTTGTCTGTCATTTTCGCACCAAAAGTAACATCAAAATAGAAAGGGAAATAACAAGATTGGCAATTTCGCCAAAAGACAACGCAGCAACCATTTAACACCCCCATTTACGAAGAGATTTGTTAATTCTGCTATTGGGATCAGCGGCTTTAGCCGAGCCTGTCATTTTACGCTTCATACCCGTCATTCTTTCGCAAAAAGATTTATGACGAGGATTGCTTGCGTCTTTGGTAGGCGCTTTTAAATGATGACCTTCGGCGCGAGCAGACTGCCGGCCACGTTCATTCAACCCACCGGAAGGGGATTTACCTTCAGATCTTGTCCAAGCTGCCGTCATGTTGCACCTTTTTAGTAAAACGGGGGCGCGATGGCCCCCGTCAAACGTCGTTCAACGGGTTATTGAATTAAATATCAGAACCCATTGTCATCTTTTCAATTTTACGACCTTTTGGAGCTGTACCAGCGTGAGCGGTCGTAAAAGGGTGCATTTCGGCAGCGCCGGCGCGACCACCAGACTTGCGTGGCTTGCGGCCAGCATGGTGATGACCGTGTTCGCCGTGCATGGCAACGTGCTTGTGAACCATACCGCCGTGCTTACGTTTTGCACGACCGCCATGCTTCTTTTCACTCGTAGCCATTGCTTCGTCTTCTGGCTTACCCTTGTTGTATTCCATAGGGTGATCGTGCAAGTCCATTTCTGCTTCGTCTACACCGTGTTCAGGCGACTCTGCTTTGCCGCCTTTAGCGCGATGTTTCATGGCATGAGCCATTCCGCCGTGAGCGTGATGGGCCTTTCCGCCATGTGCGTGATGATGTGCTTTGTGACCCTTCATGGTTCACACTCCTTAAAAGTTGCTATACTGAGTTACACCAAACAGGCCCGGATTAGCAGTCTGAACCATGTAGGCTTGAGGGGACTGACGAACAATCAATTTATTGGCGCCTGTACCAGAGGTAAACGCACCAAACGTGCCACGCACGTCGCCAGTTGTACTTGTTGCAGTTGTACGATCCGATGCAACATAGTTGGTAGCAG